GTAGAGGTTTTGACGAAAAAAGAAGTTTTGGATGCGTTATTACGATTTTGGATGCGTTGAGTCGTTTTGGCGTTGACGAATCGTGCTCCTCTGGAGGCGTTGCATGATGCGCAGCAGGGGACGAGGTTGGCTCGGTCATATGGGTCGCCTCCTCGATCAAGCTCTATGACATGATCAACTTGAGTGGCCTTGGTGCGTTTGCCTTTGAGTCTGCACCAGTGGCAGTCACCGTCTTCCTCGAGTACAAGCCGGCGAACTTCCTTCCATCTCTTGGTTCCGTAGATCGGGTTACCTGCCATGAAGCTCCATGCCGATGAGGCATCCGCACTTTTCTAGGTCTAGTCCTTTGATGACTCTCCAGCCTGTGTCTCTGCATTGTCCACAGGCTGAGTGATCTTCCTCTTGAGTACGCGTAGGGACTATCTCATAGTCTTTGTTCTTTAGTTCTTGATATACATCGGGGTTATCCCCACAGGGATTATCCCCACGAGGTGCGACCTGCGGTGATGTGTTTCTCACACCTTTATCCACACGCTGTGGAGTGTCAAAGACGAGGGTGTCGTACTGCCACTTTCCGCCTTCATCTTGGTATCTTCGGCGCTTGATGTAGCCGGCGGACTCGAGCTCTGTCATGGCTGTCCTGATGGCATCTATTCCTTCGCGTTTAACGCTGGCGAGGTGTCGTGTGGAGGTTCGCCAGTTGTCGGGCTTGGACAGGACGAAGATGAGGACTGCTGTGGCCTTGAAGGTCAGACGCGAGTCTTCTATGATCTCGTTGCGGATCTGAGTCCAGTTTGACTCTGGTCTGGGCGCTCGGTAGATGCTCATACGATGTCTTCCAGAGTGACGCGCTTGCCTTGGCGGTAGGTCTGATAGCCGGCGACAGTACCGTCCACGATGACTTTGACATAGCGGTCAAGGTGCTGATCTTGGTTCAGTAGCGTCATGACGATGTGAGGGTTGGTGTGCAGCTCTGACGCTTGGCTCTCGGTCAGTTTGCGAGGGTTGCCGACTCGATGCATGCAGATCACTTGATACTCAATCATCCGAGCCTCGTCCAGTTGTTCTCAATGAGGGTCTCGGCGTGGTTCACGCTTCGAGATAGGGCACTAATGAAAATGCCGTCTATCGTCAGGTATTCCATTTGTTCGCCGATGGTTCGGACTGCGAAAATGTAGACATAATGACGATCCTCATCAGAAGTTTTGAATAGGACTCTCATTGGTCGGATGGGTTGCATCCATTCACTGTGTTCGGGGCTCATTGGGTTGGTTCTTTCTCTTGTAGGGACTTGAAATGTTTGAGTGTGGCGCTCGGTGGTGCAAGCTGTGAGATCGGCAGCAGGTTCGTGTCTAACGGGAAATATCGTCCGTTAGCGACCTCATTGCCGTCCGCATAATGTCGCATCATTGGAGCGCCTTGTAGATGCTTCTGAGAGAGCCTCCAGAACTTGTCCCATGAGCATCCGCCGAGGAGGTAGATGGCCTCAGGTTTGCCGGCGACATATTGGAGATGGGTGAAGAAGTAGAAGTCTGATCTCTCAGTGTTTTCGGTACGCGATGCGACACTGACGCGATAATGGATCTCTGGGGCAGTTGAGACCTTCTGAGTTTTGACCTCAATCGTCTGGCCTGAGTAGAGCCTGACATCGGATGAGCGTCCTTCATTCTTGAACGCGAGGAGGTCGTTATTCCAGCAGTAGTCAATGAGTGCAGCTTCACCTAGAGCGCCCATCATCAACTGCTCATCGGAGTAGTGATCTCCTCGCTCACCGAAAGACTGATAATCGTCCATGAGGAGTTCAGCGTCAGAGATCAGCATCTCTGTGATCTGGACTCGAATCATCAGAACGCTTCTCCCTCGGTCATCTTCTTCGCTTTCAGATCGGCAACCAAAGACTCAAAAGCGAGACGACCAGACGGAACCTCGCCGGCATAACCGAGAGCCCTGAGTAGTCGCCTCTGTCCTTCGGATGCTTCCCAAGGCTTGACAGGCTTTGGACTCTGCTCTTCCTTCTGACGGTTGATCACTTCCTCCAGTGAGGCCATCTTGGGGAATGACATCATGAGCCCAGCCAAGCGTCCGAGACATGAAGTGGACGCGTTCATTTGCTCGCTGTCTCGAGTAAAGGAGGTCTTGCCGGGATAGGGCTCAAAACAGGTCGCTTGACATGGAACAGGATCGTCAGGTGTACGCCATGCTTGCATCGTGACACTGATGAAGGTCTTGTCGCCGATCGTCACGATCTCTGGACGATGCTCCTTGATTCGAAGCTCGGGCCACTTTTCTAGTAGAGCTGCGAAGCGTGTCGGGACATCCACATAGTTACTCAAGTCCATAACGAATCGCTTCCTCGTACTTGTTGATCACGATGCTTAGGCTTGAATTGGCAAGCTCTGGATCTCTTGAGTCGTAGTGGTCAATGAGGTGATCGTAAAGATCAAGGCTCATAAAGCGCCAGAAGTCGGCGCGCTTCTCTCGTAGTTTCAATCTGATCTCAAGATCGGCGATGTGCCTTTCTTGCTCTCTGATCGTCTGAATCATACCGTCGGGGTCGTTCATTGGATAATCCTTCCTAGTGGGATAATCCGACGATATCAGACGGGTGTGTCAGAGTGGAGCATCCCTCGGCGCTGATTCTCCGATGTGCCTCCCCAGATGCCCGGAAGGGCTCGGTACTCAAATGACAGCGCATACTTGAGACAGTCGTCTATCACTGGACAACTCTCACAGACTGCGACAGCTCTCCGAAGGTGTTGCCATGCCTCAGCACCAGGTTCGGGGAAGAACCAGTCAACGGGCAGATCACGACAAGCTGCTTCTTCTTGCCAACTTAGGCTGTTCAGCATGAGATGCTCCAAGGTTGCCATCCACACTTCCCAGCTTCCTCTCGACTATTCCACAGTAAGAACGCGAAGCGGAGGTTTGACGATGGGATTGCCATGTCTTCAAGCGTCCAGCCCATCTCCGAGAGCCATTCCTCGTGGATCTGGTTGATCTGAGTCAGGCCGTGATCCCCAGAGTTGGAGACAGCAAGAGCTTGACAGCGCGACTCCTTCCACATGACGCGACCGAGGGTCTGCAGCACTTCTGTCCTGTTGGGCCAGCCCATCTCTACGGCGAGCGGTAGCCATTCCTGACATTTGGTGTCGGGATCTATCTGGGCGAGCTGTGGGAGCGTTGTAGAGGTCTCTACGGGCTCATCGTAGATAGTCGCGTTCTCTTCTGCGATCATCTGAGCGATGAGGGCTTCTTGGTCTGCGATCTGCTCATCTGTCAGAGGGACGATCTGGACAGTCTGAGGGATTCTGATCGTGGTCTCTGGCGGTGAGTCTGACGATGATCCGAAGACCACGACCAGACTGAAATAGGCGAACGCCACAAGGGCGAGGAACTTGAACGGGTGCATTATGTGCCTCCAGTGTCGGGGCTCAGCTGATGCTGTGCTCTCTTGGCTGAATCAGTTGACCGAATGAGCGACGCGATGTCAAGTCATTCGGCGAAGATTCGAGCGAACGCTTCCTCGACAAGCTTTGGATTGTCACTAAAAAGTGGCGAGATCTCAACATGAGTCCAGTCCGCTCCGGGTGTGCCTCCGTTGCGTGTGGCAGTCCAAGCCTTCCAAGCGTCACGATCACATCGGTAGCCTGCTCCCCACTTTTCAAGTCCTGTCAAAGGGCATCCAGTGCCATCGTAAGCATGGATCTCTTCAATGTTCAGATCGTCACGGTGCTCATAGAGAAACTCCACGAGGGCCTTCCGTTGAGGCTTAGTCCCTTTGAGATCTGTAGCGCGCCATGTCGCATGAACTGACAAAGATGAGCCTGAACGCATCGGACGGTTTGCATAGATGCCGATGTTCTTGACACCGAAGAGGTACTCACAGAACTCTACGAATCGCTTTGTGCCGGCGCGTGGTGTGGGATGGTTGCCGTCTTTGTTGCCTGTGTACGGTCTAGATGTCATCTTTTTCCCCCTTGTCTTTGAGGCCGTTACTGGCGAGTAATCCTGTCAATGCTCCAGCGAGTACGAGGAGGACGCTTGATAACACTTCCCACGCTTTGGAGTCGTTAGGCGACACTTCCAATGGCTGGACAACAAACGCAAGCGAGTACAGGATCATGCCGATGGACATGATGAACGTGAGCGCCAGTGCAGCTCCTACCATCAGGACGAGGCGCGCTTTGATCTCCGAGTTGGTGTATTTCTTCATGGTGTGGTTGCTCCTGTTGAGGTGTCACATCTTGGGGCTGTGGGTTGTTGTTCGCAGTTGTTTCGAGTGCGATCGCTACATCCAGTGACGACGAACATGAGGACGACGGCAAGAGCTGCGATCACGGCAAGAGTTTTCATGGTGTATCAGGGAAATCGGCTTCGG